GACAAGGACATCGAAAAGAAGGACGACGCAAAAGACGTCGACAAGGATGATGAAAAGAAAGACGACAAAGCTAAAGACGATGAAGGGGATTCTTCGATTGAAGAGCGCCTGAAAGCCGTCGAGATGGCCGTTGCTAAAATCTTGGAAGGTCAGAGCGAGTCCGAAGATGATGGTGAAGAGGCTGATGAAGGCGACGAATCTGAAGATGACGATTTTGACAAATCTTCAATGACGGGTGACACTGCGTCTCGTATTGAGATTCTTTCCCCGGGGATGAAAGTCACCAAAGACAAAGCGCTGAAAGCGAAAGCTCTTCAAGCAGCTTATGCCACAAAAGATGGCAAAGCTGTCATCGACTCTCTTTCTGGTGGCAAGAAACCCGCGTTCGATAATGAGGACAAAGTGAACACTCTTTTCATCGCGGCAAGTGAAGTATTAAAAGCATCTCGCGGAACGGGGCTTGAGCAGACGAAGAGTGGCAAAGGCTTTGACCATAAGGACAGTCAGCTTGAAGAAATGACGGCTGAGAAATTGAACGAAATCAACGCGGCTCATTGGGCCAGAAAGTAAGGGATACCAAAATGACTTCTTATCTTTACACTGCCCCGGCGGGTGTGCCGGGCGATATCAGTCGAACGGACGAAAGCAATGTTGAGCCTGCCTTTTTAATTACGCCGTTTCCTGCGAATTATGGCGTGCCGATGAAGTACGCCACCGGGGGAATTACTCCGATTGCGTCTGGTGATACTGCCAGTCTCTTCGCTGGTGTGCTTGCTCGCGCAGTTCCTGGCATCAGTCAGAATTCTGCTAACGAAGCGGTGAACACGTTTGACCCTAACCAGTCTGAAGTCCAAGGGCTTTGCACTCGCGGGTATATGACGGTGAATTGCAACGCTGGAACGCCGGTTCGCGGAAACCAGGTCTACATGGTTGTTACCGCGTCGTCTGGACATGTGGTGGGGCAGTTTGAAACGACTTCCAATGGTGGCAACAACGTGGCCTTGACTGGCACCGTGGTTGGCAATGTGACTTGGGCATCTGATGGCTTAGATGCCAACGGAAACGCCGAAATCCGTATCGCTCAGTAATCTGAGAAAGGAAAAAGGAATATTTTTATGATCATGAAGAGAAAGCCATTTAAAACTAAGGATTCGGCGCTGAGTTACTACGTCAATCAATTGGACAACCTGGACAAACGGCTCTATGAGCCTTTGACCTCTGTGAGTTGGAGTCGTGATATCATGCTTCGGCCCGGGATCACGATGAGCAATGAAAGCACAAGCTTCATTCAATCGGCGTTCGCGGCGGCTGGCAGCTTGGATCAAAACGGTGGATCAGCGGGCGGCGGTATGCCCTGGATTTCGCCCGAGACTAGTGCCATTCCTGGCATCTCGATCGATGGCACCCGGGTTGTGACTCCCCTTCGGCTATTGGCGCGTGAAGTGAGTTTCACTTCGGTGGAACTTGAGCGCTCACAGCTTTTGGGTCAACCCATTGACGTTCAGAAAACGGACGCGCTTAACACGGTCTACCAAATGAACACCGATCAAATGGTGTACATTGGTGCGGCTGAAGTTGGGGCAACCGGGCTCTTGAATAACTCATCGGTGACGTCTGGGAGTGTTGCTACGGGCTTGAGTGGTTCCACGCTTTGGAATACCAAAACGCCTGATGAGATTTTGGCGGACGTGAATACCATTCTTCAATCGACGTGGTCCGCTTCGGCCTTCGCAGTTTGTCCGAGTGGCCTTCGCTTGCCGCCTGCTCAGTTTTCATACATCGCCTCTCAGAAAGTCAGTTCAGCTGGCAATGTTTCGATCTTGAAATTCTTGAAAGAGAATTCCATTGCTTTAAGCATCAATGGCAAAGAGTTGGATATTCAGCCTGTGAAATGGTTGACGGGCCGTGGGGCAGCTGGGGCTGACCGCATGATGGCCTACACCAACGCTCTTGACCGAGTTCGCTTCCCGATGGTGCCGATTCGTCGCGAGACGCCCTACTACATGGGCATTCGCTTCACGGCGCCTTATCTCTGGGCGTTCGGACAGGTCGAATTGGTTTATCCTGAGACGATTCAATACGCCGACGGGATTTAAGGAAGGGGCCGAACGATGAAAGTCCAATTCAAATTCCCACGGTTGATCAATGGAAAACTCCATTCCAAAGGTCAAATCGGGGAAGTGGATCCGAATCATTGGTACACCAAAGCTTTGATTGCTTCGAAAGAAGTCATCGTTTTGGATGAACCAAAAGTTGAAGCCCCAAAAGAAGTCGAGCCGGTGAAGGTTGAAGAGCCTAAAGCTGAAGACAAGCCAAAGAAGGGTAAACGCTAATAATGGATATCGCGCAATTTAGAGCGAACTTTCCGGAGTTCACTGATATTGCGCGATATCCTGATGGCCTACTCACGTTTTGGGCTGGCATCGCTGAGCAACAGGTGAACTGTAATCGGTGGAAGTTGATGACAGCCAATGGTGTCATGCTCTATGTAGCGCATGAAATCACGCTTGCAGCGCAGAATCAAAAAGCAGCGGGAATAGGTGGGGTACCAGGCGGAACGTCTGGCCCTGCCAATTCCAAAACAGTAGGGTCTGTCACCGTTGCCTATGACACGCAACAGACGGCTGAAAAAGACGCTGGCTGGTGGAACCTCACTACCTATGGAAAGCAATTTATTAGACTTGCTCGGATGTTTGGGGCAGGCGCGGTGCAAATATGAATGGCCCTACCCTAACGGTGACATCAGACTTCACTAAAGAATTTAATCAAATTGTCGGTCGCTTTAAACAAGACGCTGTCCTTGTGGGTATCCCAGCTGAGGATGACGCACGTAAAAAGAAGGATAGCCCGATTGGCAACGCGGCACTCCTTGCTATCAATAATTTCGGTTCACCTGCTCAAAATATTCCTGCAAGACCTGTCATGCAAAATGGGATTCATAACGCCCAGGATGCTATTACTGAGCAATTCAAAGGTGCAGCGATTCAAGCTCTAAGCAAGGGGGTTGAAGCACTCAACACCTATTATGAACGCGTGGGCATCATTGCCAGTAACTCAGTGAAAAAAGCAATTAATGATCAAGATTTCTCAGACGGACCCGCTGATGCCACGCTTAAAGCGCGTGAGGCACGCGGCTTCAAAGGCACCAAGTCCCTCATCGTCACCGGACAAATGCGCAATGCGATTACTTACGTGGTGAAAAACGTATGGGCCAGGTAGATGTCAGTGAATTATTGGTTGACCCGGATTTTATTGATCCAGTCATCTTGATTCACCGAAAGCCTTGGATCGATGAGTATGGTGAAAATAAACTGCTCGAAAAAGGTTTCCCCACTTACGGGTGTGTTCAACCTGCATCGGGCAAGACCCTTCAGCGATTGCCCGAAGCGCTTCGCATTGCCAATGTGAATAGTTTTTGGATCAAGGGGCTGATCGTCTCAGATGGGAGTTGTGCTTATCCCGACATCATCAATTTTCGGGGCACGCGCTATGCCGTTCAGGTGATTTTCGATTGGACAAACTGGGGTGAGGGATTTTGTGAAGGAACATGTGTCAGAGAGAAACCGACACAATGAAAAATATTTTATCTAATTCTAGGTGGCCTAGACTGATCACAAACACGACAACTTCGCCCATGACTCCTTGGGCGTATATAAGTGTTCTTTTTAGTAAAGCGATGGCCCTTGTTACAGTGGGTTCGCAATGAGCACACCTAACAATTCCTCTACAGGTGGTTATCTCGTACCAAACCCACTTTTTCCGGTTCAATATCCGAGCTCACTTACATTTAAACAATTTTTGCAGACTGTATTTGTGGGAATTTCGGGACTTTCCCCTCAACTTGTTTTCCCCAGCTGGCAACCCAATCCCCCCAAGCAACCTGACATCGGTGTCAATTGGATGGCTATCGGACTTTTGCAGAATAAAGCGGACGCCTATGCTTACAGCTGGCTCGACAATGAAAATGTAAATAACACCCAGCGCCATGAGGATCTTGAAGTACAATGCTCCCTCTACGGCCCATCAAGTGATGAGTATGCACCCATGGTGCGTGATGGTTTTCAAATTCAACAGAATCTTGAAGCCCTTCGGTCTGCTAACATGGGTTTTGTGGCAACAGGTCCAATTATGCACATGCCGGACCTGGTGAATGAGCGGTGGATTGATCGGTACGTGATGAGTGTTTTTCTGAGACGTGAGGTGATGCGCGTCTATCCGATCTTAAGTTTTTTA